TTCTTGAACAACGGCTGCCCGCGCATCAGGATGGAACCACGCAGTTCAGCAAACTGGACATCAGTCAGCGGCACTTCGATGTTGTTGATGTCATACCAGCCGATTCCAGCCCCAGCAGGGAGTGCACTGGCAACCTGCGTCATTAGCTCGACAGAACCTGCATCGGCTTGAAAGACGTGGCCTGCGTAGGTGATTGGAGCTTCCTTCTCTGCGACGTAGGCGGATTCGATAGCTGCGATGGCGGCTTCTTTCATCTGCTCCGCTGTCGGTGCGCGCAAGGCGGCCAGTTCAGCATCACTGATGGGGACTAACCCCGCTTTGATATAAGCATCCTGTGAGCCATCAGCGGCGTAGGCATAAATCTCATTTGTTTGTTTGTTTATATAATGTTTCACAATCTCCCCTCCACCCACTTATTTAAAGTAAAAACATAAACCATTTCATCAATCTTGTATGTCTCCCCTTGTTGCACAACAAAAGCAGTAAAAACATTCGCATCAGATACATGCGCTTGATTGCTATAAAAAAAGGCAGAACCCAAAGTTGTTTTGATATAGCCATTAGTAGCGCTCATCGTCCCTTGAACGACGACAAATATAGGCCGCCCAGTTGTGTTTGTATAAGTTGTCGCCTTTGCCCTTGATGCGGTGAGGTCTTGCGTTGATGCCCCATAAAATCCACCAGCCAGCGCATTAGCAGCGGTATCTGGGTCAAGTGCCCGCTGATAGTTCCGTACCTCACTGGTAGTAGATGTGAGCATGTAAACTTGAAGCGTTCCATTCAACTCCGTAGTTATGTCTGCACCACCTTGCAGGATAGTCAACCCTGTACCTGCTACGATCTTGCCAGCGCCCAAACACCGGCGAGTGTATGTAACACCAGCTACCCCGTGGAATGCAGTAATGTCAACACTGGTATCAGATAGTGTACCTTCGAGGGATTCTCCGGTGAAGTCGGTAGTCGCGGCACGTACTGTGGCAGTTGCGGGTTGATCGACTTGCTGGGCTTTGCCTGCGGTGAGACCGACCACTTCCGCCGTTACCTCTGCGGGTGTTTTGTAAACCCATCCGTCGGCGGTTGCGTTGCTTTTTATATACTTATCCGCGCCAGCAGTTGGCGCGTTCGGGAGATTGGCAGCGCTCGCCGCAGCGTTCGTCTCGCTCGTTGCAGCATTCGATGCGCTTGTGGCAGCATTCGTTTCGCTCGTTGCAGCATTCGTTTCGCTCGTTGCCGCATTTGATGCGCTTGTTGCCGCAATAGCGAGGTAGTCTTCCGGGTTCGTGCCACTGGTGATTGGTATTTTAACCGAGCGGGCAATTTCTTCGGCCAATTGTTGAGCCAGCATTACGTGGCGGTCAAAAGCTTCTTCATGCACCTCCGGATAAAATGACCCTTGATTACGTATGTCGATTCCTTGTACAACCGGCAAAACACGCCGGATAACCATCTTATCGCCGGTCGGCAATGGGTTGACTAGGGTCACATTCCCGCCCGATTGTTCACCAGCCCCGGAAATGGTATAATCGGTCCCTAAAACCATGTTGTATTCAACACCGGTGGATACCGGCAGCACCGACACAACCAAATCCGAACTACTAAATATTGGGAATGTGTACGAGAAAACGGTGGCTGCACCATTCCCGGTATAATCCATCCGGCTGATTTCACTTGATACTGTCATACTTTACTCCTTTGGTGGTCCAACCAAAATTGGTAGCGGATTTGGCGTTCCGTTTTCTATATCATACGCCACACCCTCTGCAGTACGTTGCACCTGACCAGCCGGATAATGGAACAATATACCCACCGTTTTGTTTAAAGCTTTTAATGCCGCCTCATCCGCTTTGCCCTGTTCAACTTGCCGTATCAATTTAGCCGATTGAGCGAAGAATTGAGCACCAGCAGGGCCTTCATAACCATAAAATCCCTGCAACGTACCGCCCAATTCACGGGCCAACAGCACAGGTCCAACCAAGTACGACAACTGCTCCTGCATCAGCTTCTTCATTAATTTATCGGGGTCATCTTCCACATCACCGCGCAACACATCCCTGATATACATACCTAAGACAGCCGGGATTGTGTATAACAACAGCATATCCACCATAAATCTTCCGGCCTCATATGGGTTGCTGAATTTTGTCCCACGATAGCGTTCTGCAGTCAAGTTAAATGTTGTGTTGAAATATGAATAAAAGTTTGTCCACAACATTTGGGCCGGACCCCCGCGCTGGACAGCCGCGCGGTCTTTGATCTGCCCACCACCCTGTGATGATAACACAACCTGATCTGCTATTGCAATTGCTTTGGCCTCATCCCCAGCGGTTTCTTCCATAGCTTTCTCATAAGCGCCCAACCACGTCGGCACATCCACCATTTGTTGCAACTTGATAATAAGGTAGAAGTAGGTGTCCTGCATCGGCCCAACCACACCAGACGGAGATACCTGATTGCGTATTTCGTTAATCTCGCGGCTTTGCGTAATTGATCGTTCCTGCATAATATCAGATTTGGAATAAATCCACGCTACAGTATCCTGCATGCGGGAGGCGTCACCCAACCAACGGCTAATTCCCTTACCAACCCATTTCGGGCCAACCCGTACAATGGATTGCGTTAGACCTAAAACCTGCATTGAACCGGTTATTACATTCCAGCCCATTGCCGCGATTGATGTACCCTTACGAAGCCAGTTTAGGGATTTATCAAAGTGTGTCTGTGCTGGAACATCGCCCCCGGCCACATCCTCCACCGCCGAACGGAATTGTTGCAGCACATCATGGCCAAAATGGGCAATTATTCCCTCCTGTATTCGCTTGCTACCCAAAATACGGTTGATATCGATCAAAGTCTCATAATGAGTGATATCGTGGATTGTTTCTGATAAAGCTTCATTGATGACACCAAAGTCAAGGCGTATCGGCTGTTTGACATTCCTTACACGATTAATACGCTCGCCGTGTTTGGTGGAGGAGCGGATGAATGCCGCATGCATAGCCCGGTCAGCGGCTTCCTTAGCTAAATGAGCGTATGCTTTCGGGGATTGGCGATCATCATACTTGGCCGGGAAATAACCTCCGCGATACTCACCAAACGGTGTCAACACAACAGTCGCCTCAATTTTCTTGGGGGCAATACCATCAACCCGCTTTGCCAGCGCCTCGATGTCGGGCCAGAATGATTCTAGGTGGTCCCATATCCCTTGCACAAAATCCCAATCCTCTTTGGTAAGGGGGGCGAGGATGGCCTCGACCTGATTGGCTGTCCAGCCATAACCCTCCATGATGCGGGACCTATTACTTTCATTGCCCCAATTCAGCGCCACCATGATGCGCCCGACTTTGGTGAGACTGTCATTAATTTCCGGGATGAATTCCTTTTTATATAAACCGGATGTAAACGCTCCCATGGACACAGCCGTGGCCGTAGTCTTAATTTGTTCTGAAAATGTGATGTAGGGTGCAAACAACTCACTCAAACGCTCATTTGATTTTTCGTGCATCATAGCTTCGGTGGAGGCGGCTTCATTCAAGGGCCAGATGATGGACTCCCACACCGGGCCGCCGTCAACAAAACCGTCCATTTCATACGCTAGCGATGCAATCTTGCGGTGCGCCGCGAAAAAACTACCAACAGCACGAGTTATCGCCTCCTGCGGGGTGCGCGTTTCCTTGGTACGTTTATCCACATGACGGGCGTTGATTGCAATGGTTTCATCAATAAGGGATACGGTAGCTGCTAATTCGCGCCCAGCTTTGGACTTAAGTAGCTTATTCTTGAGTACGGCTAAATGCTTGATGTGTTTGGCTGCATCGGTAACCCCTACCAACTCATCGAACGTCATGTCCTTCCACGGTTTGCGGTACGCCTCATTTAAAATTTCCGGGGCTAATGTCACAGTTTGTCCTGCCGCCTGCCGCTCTTCGGCCCATTGCACCAATGACTTACGCTTAGCCGCCTCTTTGGTGGTCATATTGCTAAAACTGAACCGCTCTAAAATTGCGTCGATTTGTTCCAGATAGAAGTCACCAGCCATACCAAGCCGTTGCCGTACCCTACCCTCTTCAAAGGTACGCATAAATTTAACCATTGCCGCTGCTTCTTCCTTCACGCGGACGGCCTCGCGGTATAATTCAACGTTCAACAATTCTTTCTGTTTATGATAGGCAGCAATGTGATAGTCGCCCTTATGTACGGCGGCAATAGCTGCTTTAGATGAATTGCGGGAGGCTACCAAGAATGATTGGAAATTGATGTAACGAATCTGCATCTGCGCGATAGTATCACGTGCTACCTGCCGAACGAACGCGAGGGACGGTACACTCGTTTGCAACAGACCCATACCCTCCCTGCGGGCGGTTCGTTGTGCGCCAACAACGGCGGACACCACGGGCTGGGCCTCACGCTGGCGTTTACGCAGTGCGCGTAGTTCGACCTCCAACACCTCGGACCGCCCCGGCCCCATCACGTATTCACGGGCTTTGTCCGCTAAAGAGCCATCGGTTAAAATATCGCCGTATTTTTCCTTCATCTGCGCATCAGTTTCCTCATCAACCACCTGATTAAACGGCTTAGCGGCCACGATGTCCTTGATCATTTCGTCAGCAGATGTGTAGCCATTTTGCTCAGCCACAAAGGATGGGTCAAGGCCACCAGCCGTGCGGTATGCATCGTGGCGGTGTAACTGCTGCATCACAAGATTTTCTTTGTACTCGCCGGGGAACATCGCGTACAGAGCGTCGCGGGATAACTTATTATCATCACCGGACAAAAAATCTATAACGGAGTATACGCGCTGGGCGGACACCTGCTCCGCCACGGAATCACGAATTTCATTACGGCGGCGTTTCCATTCCGCCTCTTGCTCTCGCCGCATCTGCCCCATTATTTTTTGCTGTAACTCATCCTGCGCACGGGCGGATGCATCAACAAGCAACTTACTGTACGCGGCAAACTCGGTGTCGGACATTCCAGCTTCCTCAGCGGTGGCGAATACCGGGATAACCTCAGCTTCTTTATTTGCCGCGTCGATTGCTTCCTGTGTGGCGAACATACGGTCGAACACACCTCGAACTTCGGGATTGAGGCGAACGCCCAAAGCAGAAACGGTCTTATATAGGGCGGTTAACCACGCACGGAATCGGGCAAAGGCAGAACGCAACTCGACAGAAGGGGCCTTGCCTTCCATCAAATACGCCTCAATACCACGGGCAAACTGCTCGTGTTGCTCTACAGTAAGCTCTTCAAGGTCTTTCGCGCCCAACCATTCGGCAATGATTTGTGCATCAACAGCCATTTGCTGACGGCGGGGAGTGTCTTCCAGTTCCTGCCCCAAGAACTGCTTTAACTTTTTCCACCCGGAGGCTGAGGATAAGTCGCGCAATACCTCAAGATATAAATGGCCGGATTCGTGCAGAAATGTAGAAAGGTCGGCTGATTCCATCAACTTAATAGATACCTTCTTGTTGGGGCCGATGGTGATGGAACCCCTGTCCTCACTCTGCATATACCCATCAGATTCATCAGATTCATCAGATTCATCAGATTCATCAGATTCATCAGATTCATCAGATTCCTCAATTTTATTGATAGCATCCGTTACCGACTGAAATTTCCTCCATCCCCCATTAGCGATGATTCCTTTAACCGTTTCAACGAAATCATCATCAAGGTCATAATAATCGTCTTTGCCCTTAACTAAAAACAGTTGCATATCTTCCGGTAAATCGTGAAGCCTAGTATAGTCGACGCCACCGCGAATGGCAGCTTCATATACTTTATTGCTGGGGTGTTTTATATAGAATATGTTATTAGCATCCTTATTAATCATCAGTATTTGGGTGGCTTCATCATCAGCATCCTCCGGCCTCATCAGGGGAAACACATAATGTTTTTTAGCCAAATCACCAAACACCCAAGTTAAATCCGGATACATAGATGCTAGATCATCGATACTAATATTACCGGCGAAATCTCCATCACTATCCGGCATAATACTATTATCTTCGGCGTCCATAAATTGCCCACTCTCAAAGTGGAACTGATATTTATCGCCCGTATCAGTTATGATGATATACAGCTTACCATCTTTATTATACTTTTCAAATAGATTCTTTTTCCCTTTTTCAGTACAGGCAGTACACCATTCCGTATCCTGCCCCCAATATTGGGAGGCCAACATCGTCTTGGGGGATACGACCTCAATTTTATTATTTTTAAATATGAACTCAGTCTCAGCCCGCGCTTGGGCTACATACTTATCCATATTATCGCGTTCATCCCCATCGACCTTACGTACCAAATCTTTTAAGGCTTGGAGCGTCTTAAATTGACCGATGTCTTTATTATCCAACCCACGCTTAATTCTGTCGAATTTCTCCAAGAAATCACGCACATGTGAGATATCTTCCAGTAGATAATCACCATTTACATACTTGCGGGTAGCCCAATCCAAATATTGGCTTGGAATATTAGCAGATATAAAGGCCATTATCTCTTTGGCCCCAACATTCTCCCCTGCCACACTGATGTCACTATCCGCCCCGGAATCTTTAGTGTACGCGGCAACCAATTTCTTATCTAATGTCTCAGCCAAATAGTTAGATTTCTTTTGGAAGTATGTGACACCACTCTTGATGGGAATTACAGATTCAGGGTTAAACACAACATAATCATCCCGGCCCAAGCCACCAGAAGTGATGATTATGCCGTCGTGGCCAGCGGCAATAAGTTTGTCGGCGAACGCCCTATACTTAGCCCTTGCCACTTCTAGGCTGTCTTCATCATTATAGATGTGATTAATTTCGTCATTGGTCATCCGCACAGGGCTGCGCAGATCGAGGTAATATTTGGATACAGAACCGCCCACATGTTCGGCATGTGCGTTTGCATAACTTCGTTTGTTAGTGAAAAATACACCTAGGCTGGATGAGGCGTTCCCCGAAGCTTTGCCATGTCTTCCTCTTCCAAAGTCTTCAATTGTGAGAGGAGTGACTGCTGCTCTATAAGCGACTCCGGGTCGGCTTCGTCCATCTGGCGCATTTTCTCGAACACTTGTATCCGACGCAAATTTCTCTCGTATCGGGCTTCCGGTGAGAGTTGTGCCAGCAACGCTAGGTCCTGTTGTGAAATCGAGGTCATTTTCTTCTCCGCCAAGTCCTGCTGTGAAATCGAGGTCATTTTCTTCTCCTTGTCTATACTGCATTGTACCACCAGCCGGGGCGGGGGTCAACTCATTCCCCCGCTGAATATCGACACCATACCGCTCCAATAGTTGCATCGGGTCGGTAATACCAAGGCCCTTGGCCTGTGCTTTGAAAAACTCTCCCATTTGTACAGCCATAGTATTAGCAGTAGACTGCTCATAACCCAACTTTACTAAACGAGCGGAAATCTCATCCCTAACTTGCTTTATGGTGTCAGCCTGTTCCCTCACCATTTTTTCAATTTCTTTATGGTGTTCTTCTGCTTCGCGGGCATTCATGGAATCAGGGGCCGCTCTTAATTCCTTTTGGAAAAAGGCGTTATGCTCGGTGGGTGCTATCTTTGTCGCGTAATCCGCAATAGGGATGCGAATGGCGGTATCACTTTTTACCGCATTATCATACTCAGCCGTATTTCCAAAGATTTCACGCGCCACCTCTTTTGGGTCCATGCCCTTGTTTTGAAAATACGTGCGAAATTGCGTCAAGTCAATGAATACCTCCTGCACCGGCCCCTTAGCGGTAACGCGGTCAACAACCTCTTGTATCTTTTCAGGCATCTTCTGGTATGCCTTAGAACTCTTGACCGTCTCGCCCAAAGCGGTGTAATAAGCCTCATTCTTTTTGGCCCGGTTGGCATCACGAATTCCGGCATATGCCCTGCTCCCAGCAACGGGCGCACCCATGGCCACGATGGAACCGATAAATGCGTCCTCCGCCTGCTGCACCGCCCCCTCAACATCCTTACCAAAATCGTCAGGGGCGAACGCCTGACCCGATATCGACTGCGCCACCTCGCGTCCACCGGCAGCCAACATCGCCTGTATAAATTCTTCCAAAGCTTCCGTGGAAGGGGCCGCAATAAAACCAACAGCCGCCGCTCTTAAAGCCGCTGCGATAGTTGGGTGCATCATCGCCAGCTTAATCTGGTTTCGCAAAGCCGCCTTAGCAACATCGACGCCAAGGGATTTACCAACAGCCTGCCTAACACCCGGAATCATTGAAGTTACAAACCCACCTGCCGCAACCTCCACAGTGGCTGCCGCCACACCATACGCCTTTGCCACAATACGGGCATCCTCGACCGGTATGCCTTGCCCGTTGATGTCCTTCATACCACGAAGGTCATCGAACATACGGGGGGCCTCTTGGTTGTATGAATATATGCCACCGGCCATTAATGCCCCGCTGGTTGCACCTAAAGTCATGGCGGAAGGAACAGTAACAGGCCAAATTGGAGGGGGGGTTGTTACTGCTGCCGCCACACCAAGCAATGCGGCCCCGGTACTAGCGCCGGTGATTGATTCCCTGATGCTCTGACCCATTTGGAATACACCAGAGGCATTAACACGGGCGACATATTCAGCATCGCTCTCGTATTGATTCTGACGGGCGCGATACAGCATGTCACCACCGAGCTTATCGCGACGAGCGCGTTGCTCCGGAGTTAATTCTACACCATTAAATTCCTGTAACACCAGCCCGTTACGCTCTCTGGAATCCCATTCGTTGCGCCACGATTCTCCCAGCGCGGAAATAGCCTTTTCAGCGTCACCCCACAGTGAAGTTTCATCCTTAATTAGGGCTGTGTGTTGTGGGTTTTCAGCCATCCATGACGCCACAGCGGGGGATTCCGTGCGGAACTTGTCCGCATCAAAACCGCTCATTGCCGTCTTGGCCTCAATTTCATCCAAATGCTGTTCAATTACATCCTGTGGTAAACCCGTGTCTTTTTGGGCCTTGAAAATTCTCGCGGCCTTATCCGGTGACGAATCAGCCGCTTCCTCAAACGATAGCTGTAACTTTCCGGGGGATTCGGTTAATGGGTCCGAATCCATCCCGCCCGTCAACTGATTGAAAATTTCACCCATATCAGTTCCCTTTTATTAAACCAACCGATGTTCTATTTCTTTTCTGTGGCATATTGGGGCCGTCTGACAAAACGGACATCCAACTCTCATCACTGGCCCCAACAAGGCCCAAAGCGTAGGCTTTTTCCAAACGCTTACCTAAAAACGCCTCAGCGTCCGATTGGGTGGCATTTTGTGGTATGATGCCCCTAGACCTTGCCCAATTAACCAGACCCTCCCGCCCTTTTAGCGGTATCTCAGCCACAGGAACATAAACGCCCCCGTGTTGGTCTTCCTTAACTACAAATGCTGGCACTTGTGGGTCCCGACCAAATTCTTTAATAAATACTTGGTCCTTTAAAGCTTTACGAACTATGGTCTGCTTTTCCTCATCCGTAGCCTTTCGACCGTTCTTCTGCTCAAACTTTTGTACCTCAACGGATGATTTGTCATAAAACTCCATCATTTGTTTGCGCCCATCGTCGTTAAGATCATCAACTTTCGCCTTGCCCTTGTACTGTAGCCACGCGTTCTTTACAATATCCGAATCGGACTGCATAGCGGATAGAGCCTGACTACCCGCAGCCAAAGCTTTTTGCGCCGCGTTAAACTGGCGCAAAGCATCATCATAATGTTGGTTGTCCAATTTGGGGCGATACTTAAGCATCATATCGGAAGGGGTGAGCTTGGCCAACTCCCTAACTGGCATAGATGTAAAGTTAGTCCACACCTTATAATCCATTGCCGGTTCTGTACCCTCTTTCACATGTCTCAACCGTTCCTCAATAACGGTTCTTTGTGCTGGAGTATACGCTGCCCAAACTTGGGGGGGTATGGCTCTGGTGGTTCCGGCTTTTTCAGCATCTATTGCCCCGCGCACAAAATTCTCTTGATCGCGCTCGGTCTGTATTGAATTTTCACGATTTCGAGATTCATCCAACAACCTTGTTGTGGCCTCCCTAACTTTAGGGTTCTCTATTGCGGAAGCAACATTATATTTCCCCGCCCAATCTTTATCCATTTGCATAATTGCATCATGCGCCCGTTGAGACTCCCCGCGAACGGATCCCTCAGCTAGGGCCTTGTGCAACTGATCGATATCCTTGGTTCCGGCGGAAATTATTTCCTTCTCGTGAATTTTGAAATAATCACTGGCCAACATATCCTTGCCATTAGCCAACAACGAATCCACAACTTGACGGTGCGCGCCTGCCACAACCTCAGCTGTCTTATTATCAATCCATGATTGCGCATACCCATTGTCTGCAGCTATTTTATTCACCGCACCAATTTTGCGACTAATCGCCACCCCAATATTTTTGTCGGCAGTAATGGCTGACGCCGGGTCGCCATCAGCGTACAAATCGGCGGAAGAAATTATCTCGCGGTCCGCCCCAGCTGCATATTCAGAAATAACCTGATCATCATATTTCTTGCGCTCCGATGAGGCGTGATGCTCTAGTACACTATACAATGCTCCGCGACGTTGGGATAATGAACGATCGAAAATCTCCTGCTGATCGGTAGATAATGCCCCACGAATCTTTGCTGATTCCTTTTCAAACTCAATGTCGGCATCTTGGGCAGCGCCCATTGCCCTGTCGCCCACCCTTTCCGTTTTATACTTCGTTTCGATTTGCGCCTGCAACTTTGATGCTTCCAAATCAGCGCTATAAAAAGCCGTAGCGTCGGCCTTCTTCTTTTCCTCAGCAAAAATCTGTTGAGCTACTTTATTAACTTGGGACAAACCCGAATCAAACGCACCGGACGGCGCATTGGTTGACACCCTCGCGTCAGACAATGCATGCAATTCAACAGACCTATCAGCCCGTGGTACAGTAATAGCCATATTATACCTTTACCCCAATAAACGCAATGTCTCAAGTCCGCCGGTCAACAACGTCGATCTAGACTTATTACTAGCCTCCATGCTTGCTAGAGTGGCCCTATTTTCATAATCACTGGCTTGAATATTGTACCCCCACGCTTCTCTGGCGGCATTATTCTTTATGTTCATAATATCCAACTCGGATAAATGGCCGGTATTAACCTGAACATCTAAAGCGGAGCCAGAACTTATATCAATACCTTGCGCCGCCAAAGCAGCACGCTGGCTACCCACTATCATACGGGCTTTTACTGCGGCTGACATCGCGCTAGTCTGCCCACGGGCCAAGGCATCGTTCGCATTAATGCGAGCATATGCGGCATTTGTTCGAAATGCTGCAGACTCATATTTCCCCTGCTTTCTAGCAGCGCTGGCCGATGATATGGCGCTGACCCCGGACAAAATGGCCGGGAGATAACTATACCACCCACTCATAACATTCATAACGTTCCCCCCAATCTGCCCACCGGTATTGCGGCTAATACAGTCAATGGTAATGGGTCCCGCTGCCTTATAAAGACCCTACCACCCTTCCCGTATGATGCATTCATGGCCACAGAAATGACGCCAGTAACCAATCTAGTTGTTTCGTTATAATTTTCCGTGCTGCGCTGTTTATACTCTGTTAGATGGTCGGAATCAGGTCCAACCCACACCCCACGAGAAGATTCTACCATGAGGTCCACCCTTGACACAAGCGATTCTTTGTTTAACGCAGTCCTTTGATCGGCCCCATCTAAATCTAACGTTTCTACATCTGCCTCAATTGGCAAACCCATATGAATTATGGAGTATAAGTTGCTGAGATTTACCTGACCACCAGTAACAACAAACAACGGGGCATCGACCCCATTGGACACAACATTGCCGTCGGCCAGCACAGACACCACTTGCCCTTCCAAGTGAGAAAGACCCGCAACAACATCAACGGCCATAGACCAATCCGATATGGCTATCCCCCGGAACTCTACACCCACATCATTTATACTCCTAACAATAACTTGAGTCGGGGACACATAAGTCACTATATCTAACTTCTGGTTAACAGACCCCACCAGCACCACCCTGTTTCCCACACTACCAGCAGAAAACGTGCTGGATACAGAATCCAACATTAAATCCTCAGTATTATCCCACAACGTCCCCCCTGTAAGGGTCATTGTGTTCATTATATTCAGGTTTGTACCATCATACATTAAACTTGAATCTACAAAAATTGCGTCGGTAGTTATGTTGGTAAAATTTCTTGAATGCATGCGTTCAATATATCGTTTTTCAACACCACCTATTAAGCGATTAACTATCATGTACAGAGCATCCTCACTGGATTCCGGTATGGCACACAAGGATTCCACCACGCCGTCCGCCGCCGTATCATGTCTGTGCCACCCCCACACCTGCTGTGACTTGATGTATGTTAGGCCCAGTAATGCCCCATCATCCATGCAAACCCATACAGTGGAGTCAGGTATTTGTGCATATGTCCAATCTACAACGGACCTCCCCCTAAACAGGTGGGTAGCATATAAAGTTACATCGTCACCCTTATAACCATCGGATGTAAATTCATATCCAAGGTTACGAATCACCCCCCCACGCGCCTGCACATACAAAACTTCGTTACCAATAACGATTGGGTGTATGTTTGCCGCCCCATTAAACGATTGCTGTGTTGGGTTTATCGATTCCGGGGTCAATATCCCGGAGGAATCACCCTCTACCGACCACTCACCGGCTTCGGTAAGCAACACCAACTTGCGAAGGCCAACTAGACCAACCACCCGATTTACCGAATCACCCGCCAACGAAAACGTTACAGCATCATCGCTGCGTAAAGGAGTTGAAATGGACATATTGTTGAACAAACCAGATTTCGAAGTATTTATCTGCTCCGGGTTATTGTTGGTCGCTCCATAAACCCGCCGCCCCTGATAATACGCTATCACTGATGGTTTATTTCCCACCCCGGTAAAAGGTTGTTTATTTACGGGCGGTTGTTGTGACGAGGTGGCAACGATGTTGATGTCGTTAAATGTTGTCCCCGATGCAAGACCGGCGGCTCCATATACACCGTTTCCGGGGATTAATTCCTTATAGATGGTATACTGTGACGCATTTGGCTCAGCCGTCCAAGTTATTACGTTTGGTGCTGCCGATGTCGGTGTGCCCCCGGTACATGAAAAACTGGGGGTAGGTTCGCTCTCCTCGCCGGTTTCCGAATCTGTTGAGGTGATTTTATAGCGCCACACAGTGGTTCCAGCCGTCCCATTAGCGGCGGCGGGCGATGTTGGGGGTGCAATAGTGGGCCCGAAATCAGTAGTTGTTAATGTCCAACGAACATTACCATACCTTGAAAGGTCCATAGGGTCATGTGACGGGTGTACAATCGATACCACATCTATTGACTGCGTAAACCTTAATCCCCCTAAATCGGCCTCAGTATATGGGGTTGGAATTTCATAAACGTCTCCCACCAACGGATACCAATACGTAACATTGGGTGGGGCGTTACCAGTGGTTGCCGCCACACAATAATACCTGATGCCGCCATCAGTGACCAAATCCCCCACGATATAGGAGGTTGCGCCGGAATACGCAGGGGCGTCCCCGTCTGTTACAATAAGTTGACCGCCATCACGTATAAACCGAACGTAACCATCCCCAAATTCCATTGCATAAGTTTGGGTATTACTAAACCGAAACGGAACCAAAATAGTTACTTTTGTGGAGTCTTTTACCTCAGATACAAACCCCGTTCCAGCCCTATTGGACACCCCCCCGTGCTTATGAACAACAAAATTCCTGCATGTACGCAACCCATTAGCATATTTTGATTGATCCGCCCGCGCCCACAAAGATGGGGCTATCTCACCCCCGGAAAACGACCTTTGGATAATGTCAGCCATCATTCCCTCGCTTGAATTATTTCACTATATGGGGACGTACTTACGTGGCCCTCATTCATGGCGAATGTTGACGCGGCTGAAATAGCTTCCTTATACCCGTTAATTGTGTGCGTCACCACTTCTTTAAAATTGTTCCCCGTGAGGGACGGAGCAATTAAACTAGCCAGTCTCCAACTCACAGCACCAACGAACATGGAATCAAACAATAGTGAGTCAGTCACACTAAATGTAATTTCGGCCATAGCCGTGAGTTGATTTGAGTAAATAAGCTTCCCAGAAGAATCAGAAGCCACAACAAATGGGTCCCTGTAATTGTCGTCAACAGTAATATCCGAGGGGATAACTCTGCGAACTTTTTCACAAGACGTTGGATATCTGTAAGAATACGCCCATTCCACGTTCGGGGCTTCCTCAACTACGGCCAATAAAACATACCTCGTGGCAAACGGCCAGTTAAATTTTTGCAATACCTCTTTCACCGTCTGAGTATAGAATCGCTTGCATGCACGGGCCTCGTTTGATTGCTCATCCAAGCTAGCTATTGTTTGCTGAACGCCAGTATGGCCCAAGGCCATATTACAAATTTCAACTGTAGACGGCATCACCTTCTCCTAATATTTGCAATTGAAATCAGCAACCCCAACCAACATTTTGACGAGTTTTTAGGCTTCATCAGTCGTTTGTCTTAAGTTGCTTACTTTTGCCTCACAAGAAGGGTTGCCGTTAAATTAGTAGTACCATCGCCCGCCGTAACGCGTGGACGAACATTCAGTACCACCTCAGCAACCCCCTCAAGAGCCGCCGCCGTTTTGCTGATCGCCAACGTCTGCAAATCAGACAACGTGTGGTAATTAACTCCATCCAACGTGCCCTCCAGTACAACAGTACCACCGACCCCAAACGTACCAGCAAATTGAATGGACTTATCACCAGAACCCATAAAGCCAACTGGCGCTCCGGTGTCCCCGTTTAATAAACCCGACCACGTTACCACTCTGGCGTCGGCGAAATCTTTAGCTACTGCTGCTCTTTCGGCCATGATTTACTCCTTAAAGATCGACTTCCTGATCAAGTTGCGAGCTTGCTTCATCCGCCGTTGCACGGGCTTCCTTCGCCTGTTGCTCCATGGCCTCGACTTGTTCGCGTAACTCGCGCTTGCTGTTGCTCTTCAATGCGGCACGAGCTTTCGATGCTTTTTCTTCCATCGTATCCGCCAAGCTAACCAAAATAGCGGCCTCGTCAGCGCAAAGCTGGTGCTCGGATTTTTCGTCCGCACCGTCAGAAACAACTTCATCCAGATCGACGGTATCCGCCGTCGGAAGTGGTGTTACCCTTTCCATCCAACTACCCAAATCCTTTTCGGATTTGATTTCAAATTCAGAGTCAGCATACCTCCGCTGATTTTCGTAAAAACCCATGCGTGTTGCCTTTACTTTGATGGTCATCGTGTCTACCCCCCCAAAAAATGAGGCCCGCACAAGACGGGCCTCAATTACCATTACTCAATCACACTGCCGGACGGATAGTGGTGGTTCACACCCGTTTCGCTGGCCATATTTACTGGCTGAACCGAGGCCGTAACCGTTACCGTTGGGGTAGTGCCACCCAAGGTATAGTTGATGCCAAGATAGCGCAACATATCCACACCGGACGGTAGAGGGAAATGGTGGCGCGAACCGGCGGTCAACGCGGTACGAGCAATGGAACGGGAACACAACTGCGTGGGAGTTGTAAGACCAACCACAGCAGAAGTGTCCACACTGACGGCATACGTTTCGTCACCGGTGGTGGCGTCCGCCGCAACATCGACAGTCAGCACCACCTCCAACGGAGTACCATCCGGAAGGCCACGACCAGCCGCCAACAAATCAACTACGTTAGTGGAGATCGCGGTTGCGGTCAGCGCTTGAGCATCGCTCAGCGTACTAAGTTTATCGAGAATCATGATTCACCTGCCTTTCTTTGTTGATTAAACCACAGCGGCTTCGGAGTTAGCCAAAGCATCGTTGAGGCGAATGGGAATACCACGGAACGACATCTGCTGCTTGCCATCCACTTCGTCGTAGCGAAGGCCAGCCGCCGCAACCACATTGAAACGCTGAATATCCAACATTTCCGCAACTGTGCGATTCATGTAGAATACCGGGCGGCCCAGATTTGTGGACGGCAGACGGTAGATTGCCTTGATCATGAGTTTGATCAGGTCTGCCGCGCTGGATTCACCGACCAGATTGCTCACATCAATGTTCGCAATGCGAACCTGATAACGCCAATCGCGGAGGGCAACACCCAACTTCCATTGCCAGTGATCTTGGTATGCCCGCATGCGGGTACCTTGGCCGACACCGTTTGCGCCTCCGGCAACCACGTCATTCACGGTAACCAACCCCATGTCTTCATGAATCAGACCGGCCTTGGAACCCTTCGGGAAGATGCCGTGCATGGTGTTTGCACCCCACGAACACAACCAGATGGAAGTGTTGTCAGTGCCCGCACCAGCGGCGTCCAGGATGTTCTGCGCGTTTCCGGCACTCAGACTGGAATATCGGACAGCCAATCCGGTAAATTCCTCCGGGGACAAACCCGAATTACCGTAGAACAGAGTGGATGCGGCTTCCTGATTCATGGCTTCAATAAACGCCTGACCCTCGGACAAACGGAACGCGGAAGTGTTGCCGTTCAGTTCGGCCAAGTCCTTATCCACCTCGGACCATGCCTCCAACATGCCGCACTGCTCGTCGATTTGAGCAGTCTGCGATTTGCTGGTAGCAACGCCGCCGTTCAACAAACGCCACGCAACAGTGGGGAGGCCGGTTCGCACCGTTGTACGATGCCCCGTCGGCAAATTGCCCTCCATGAACATAGCATCGGTAAGGATCGGATTGGTTTGAGCCAGTAATTCAACGATGGTCGGGGTCTTGCCGTCCGGGTCGAGGCGTTTGGCCCAATCGTGCAGGGTCAGTACATTCGACTGGAGGGTTGCTCCAACGAGGGCGATACCACCGGCGACGTCCGCTGTGGCATACCCGATGCCATGCGACGCCATGATGGCCAACGCCACACCAACAATGATCAGCAGCAACTGCGGCCAACCAACATACTTTTCAATTACCTGTTTCATTTTGGTTCTCCTTTATAACGTTTTGGAACTTGGATTGTCATACAGACGCGATGCCGCGTCCATATCGTTTTTGTTTCCTCCGGAATTGCTTCCGCCAGCAATGAAATCATCTTCCTTCATGGAGCGGCCAATTCGCGACAATAGGCGCAACATTTCAGGGTGATTTCCTAAACCCGTTCTTTCGAGGTCTTTGATAAGTCCCTCGGTCCCGAACTTGGTTAATACTGCCTTTGCCAATTCCTTGCTCTGTGAGAGGGCCTCCCCACCAATTTCTTTATCAGAGGCCACATACTTTGCCCACTCAACTTTTGCCGCCTCCATACCAGCGTCCATGTTTTTCGCGAACTCTGTTACCTCATTGACCGAGGCGTCCAGAATGCCTTGAGCATCCTCAGACTTTAAGTTCAACCGTTTGGCCATTTCTGCAACCCGATTTACTACTTCCGGGTCAAAATAGCCTTCCTCCGGCAACTTGAGATCATATTTCACTGGTTCCGCCGGAGTGGGCGCTGGTGCCGATTCCGGGGCCGTTGCGGGTGCTGGGGCTGGAATCGATTCCGGAATTGCTGCTGGGGCCGGGGCTTGCGCGGGTGCTGGGGCCGGGGCTGGTGTCTCTTCTGGTGGCATTTGGTCCTCCCTTAAGTTAAATTGCCGTTTTGCTTCATCATCTTAACCAGAGCCTCTGGCTTGGCTTCAACAATCTCTGCCATCAGGAAATGTCCTACATCTTGTTTTCCTGATAGATAGTGAATTTTGGCGCTTGGTTCCCAGATACTTTCAAACGTACCACAGTGCCCCAGCAAGCGCCATAAAAATCTTTCCCCTGCAGGGCTATCCAATATCATGATTATATCATTGAGCTCTCTCTCACGCAAGGACTTTGCACGTTCTGTATCCCGCCTTACTTGATCTTCATCTGCGGCATTACGTGGTTTTCTTTCATCACGCGCCATATAACACCCCCGCCGCGTCTTTCTTCTTATCTTCCTCAGCCGGGTTGCAAAACACCATATCGGTTATCTGCAATTCCACACTATTTTCAACCCCGTCTGTTTCTTCATTAGAGCGAGCACCAATAACCTTCACATCGGCTTCAATGCACATAACTGAACCCACTGCGGGCAGCCTATCCAACCCCAAAGCCTTCAATGCCTCGGAATTCAGTGTGATGCGCAACCCGTACGGGTATAGAGCATCCCCGTCGAGGGTGGCCGGTTCAGAGTCGTGCGCCTTTGGGACTATCTTCATACTTACTTTTTCTTCAGCCATATTATAACCCCATCTGTTGTTGAAGGTTTGCGCCATTCATCTGCGCCTGTGATTGATCGCGCTGTGCCTGTGCCGCCAGCGCCTGATTCTCGGCTTGCGCTTTTTCTTGCGCCGCCTGATCACGCTTCTGACGGAAGTCAGCCGCTTGTTCATCCGTGCGTAAAATTCGTGGTGATACACCAGTCATTTCAGCATACTCATCCACCATGTTGTCGCTGTCAATTTTATCCAGCGCGGTGGGCATCGCTTGCGCCATGTTTCCAACAAAACTGGCAAACCTCTCCAATCCCGACATGGCCACCATCTTTTGGGCCTGTGCCATGATCGAGATATATTCGACCTTGATCGTCTGCTCCTGCAAAACTTCCGGCGCTGGGGGGACCATACCCCTACGTTCCATGATATTAAACACCCGTGAGATCAACGGGTCAAGCAATTCATCATTCTCGCGCTCAAGTGTTGGGCCAAGCATCAACAACTTCTCCTCATGCCTCTCATCAACCTCGCGGGCTGTGATTTCCCGCCGGTCGGACTGCGACAACATAAGGAACAAGTCCTCGTAGAATGTTCGGGAAATCCGCGCCTGATGCTCTTTAATATCACCCACCAACTCGGCTACCCTTGGATTCACCTCATACAGAGGTTGAAATTTCTGTTGCCCCTCACGCACATCAATGAACGTAATGTCCCCCGGAAGGATTGATGCCTTCGCGGTGCGTAAAGACGACGGGCCAACCATCGGAGGGCGCACCATCTTTTCTACCGCCTCAGCCTTGCGGCGTTGCATCAATTGCAAGGCTTTAATGTCCCCCAACGCATCCATTCCGGGGCACGCTGTGCCATATACATCGCCCGCTGCCACATCCCAACGCGGGACTAGGATGGGGAAATCATCGTACCCGGAAACCTTCAATAACCTGTCATGGTCATCGGAAGTTCTTTCATAATACACAGACCGATACTTTTTCCGACCCTGACCGATTAAGGTAGAATTATAATCATCGTTAGAAGTAATGGCTTGCGCCACCCACACCTGCGCATCTAAATTCCCGGTATCATACAAATTTCTTACCGTGAGTGACACGTTATCCCATCGCTTACTCTCCGGGGTTTTCATATTTACGAATTGACGCACAACTTGACGCACCGTCATTGGGATGTCGCGAATAAATGTGTCAATTATTCCACGATCATTTATCGCCATCAAATATGAGCCTACCGGAATCGACTGAAAGCGGGCCACATCGTGTACGTCATCAAGCGCGGCCATGGCCCCAGTGCCAAATACTCCCTGATCGCCGTACAGCGTTGGTAATGCATTATATAAATTTGACCGTAGGAATATGGTGTGCATGCGTTGCGTGATTAAATGTAACCAGTCACGCACATCCCGGCGCTCGTTCAAATCGGGGTCAGGAGTGACAAGGCGCATCCATGGGCGAGCCGGGCTAGTGATACCAGCCATCATTCCGGATTTTAAGGTACGAACCGCGAGGGTGGCTGTTGAATCCACAATCTTCGTGTTACGTTTGTCCCCCCTGTTGACGTCGGAAGTTGATAAACGTAACCTGCGCGGCAACGTGTGGTCGGCTAAATCCCGCCAATGGGACAAAAACGTTCCACGCTCTACATCAAGCCATGAGTAGAGTTTTTCCAGCCGTTCGCGTTCGGTTTCTTGGGCCATATTATAATCCCACTAAAGTCTTTCTGTTGATATTCCCACCCAAAGATTCTTGGCCAGACTGATTAGATTTTAGGGTTGAAGCACGCCCCCTCTTCTTCCCTTGTGCAGCAAGGGCTTTCGCTGATAAATCCGGTAAATAGGATAAATTCTCTGGAGGGGCTGGGATATCAGCCATCTGTGGTGGTGGCGGGGCATCACCGCCACCGCCACCGCCACCACCCATTATAGCATAGAGTAGCATAGCGTCTTGCGCTTTTTGCCTAGCTGTGTATGTGGCGACTTCTCCCGCTGTTCCGCCACCAGTCCCGCCGCCAGCCCCTGTGATCGCATCATAGGTTTTTCCGTAATTTGCCAGATTCCCGTTGTACGCCCCGGCTCCAGCTGTCCCTATTTGGGCAATCTTCCCCGCATCCGAGTTCAAGTTCTTTTGTGACCCCTTACTCACCCATTTTGATGTAAGTGCACTAGAACCCGGCAAAAAATAATTTCCCGCAAGTGCCACTGCTGTTTCCACTGCATCACGTATATC